CGTAGTTTAGCAGGTTGTTGAATTTCGTATTGCAAGCGCTGCGAGTGTGGTCACATCCGGGATAGAGTGTGATAACTGTACCTGCGCCCGTGAGCGCGAAGTCCGTAAGAATTGAATAATTCACCCGCTGAAGCGTAACCTGATTTTCTACATGGTTGATGATATATGACAATGCACCGTCGGACGCAGCTACCATGCCCCCCGTAAAGTATCCGTTTGTCTGTAGCGCAGCAGCAGGAATTGTCAGGGTTGTGCCAACAATGGCGCTGATCGTACCTGCGGACCCGAAGTCGGTATAATCAAGAGTGCAACCCCGACCGTATAGCGCATGACGGCAACTGCGCTGAAAGCGAGCGCGTAACCCGGGGCGTCTCAAGCTGGTGAACACTGATTCAAAGTTAAGAGTAAAGTCAGCGTCCGCGGGCTTAATGCTAGCAAGTCGGCCTTTCCAACTGGTCTCAACGTCACCGTCAATCTTCGTAAAGATGGTAACTGTCATCACCTCCTCGCTGTAAGAGGTGAGCAGGTTCAGCGCAATGGGATGGTCGATCGGGATGCTGACTTCAAGTGATGCTTTTGAAATCTCGTTCTTTTGCTCGATCCCGTTGCGCTTGATTGACGTTTTAACATACGTTTCAGAATTGTATACTTGGTCAGGCGCGGAAGTAAGAGTCCAAACGTTCGGACCCATCGCAATCCGAAAGAGGTCGATCGGTTGTGTCACGGACTAACCTCCAGGATTCGAAACTCGGCTTCAGCAACCCCGTTACCAATATAACGGATTTCAACCTGATCAGTGTTTAACCGCTTAAGGCCTAACCAGCTTATACATGAAATGCGGTCGGCTGCAACGTTCAGTGCACTGCTGAGGGTAAGCTGCACCGTGTCATCGTCCACTTCCGTAATTAGCGTAATAGCTCTTGGATACCAAACACCAGCGGCTTGAATAGCAATATGAGTCCTGTCAGTTGCATAGCGAATGAAATCATCTTTAACAATGTTCACCGTGCTTACAATTGTGCCCGTGCTTTCCAAGCGAAGGTCATTCTCAAAAGTTGGTTGCCAGAACGCGCGAAAGCGCCCCGCCCTACGATGCAGGAACTCGCGCAACTCCCAAGCTTCCGCAGGTCCTTCACAGACTACCCGGTACGTCCGCGCAATCTTGCTGTGATCCCAATTCTGATAAAACGCGACCGGGCCAACCATAGGGTCGAACAGGTCTATGTTCGACAGCATGTCATCGGAAAGCTCGTCACCTTTGAACAGCGTTGGCACTGTGTACAAGTCCTCACCGAGATACTGCGCCGGAGCTGCAACAGTAAGCGCAGCATTGTCCAAGACAGTGAAGCTGAGGTCAAACGTAGTCTCGTATCCATTCAGCTTCCGAACCGAATTTTCCCGCATGAACCCGGTCCGAAGAGGAATCAGCCATGCGTCGCTGAACGCTTGAGTTAACGTATTCAGAAGCAGATCGTCTCCGCTTAAACTGTCGAAGCCAATAATCTGCCATTCAGTGTCGTTTTGCCAAAGCAAAGCAAGCCCAGGCGCGCGAAGCTCACTGTCAAGCACCACATCGGGCAATGTGGTTAACCCCGCACTAATCACCCCATAATCTTGCGCCTGAGACCAGACAGGGACTAGCCATTCCTTCGACAAAGCACCCCATACGGTATTAAATGCTAACACCTTGCGCTTGTCGGTCGCTGGAAATGTATAGTTGAACTCTTGGCGGGGTTCTGGGGCAATCTGCCAGCGTTGCTCACTCCCGTCTTTTGAAACAATAAGATCAGTAAACCAAGCAAGCTTTTCGGTAACAGGCGCTTCAGGCTGCAATGCTAGGATTGCAGGAGCATAATCCGCTTCAACAGAAATATAAGAGACACCTGTTAAACTGTTGTCATCCAAACAGAGCAGAGCCAGCTCGTGAGTTCCGGTTATAGCAAGTGATTTAGGAATAACCACATTGTAACGCGGAATGTCAGCGCGACTACTATTTGTCGGATTCAAGGTGCCTGCGTAGATCCCGTCAAAGTACAGGTACATTGCCTGCTCACAGCGCCCCGTTATGACAAGCGGAGCTTGGCCGTTAACGGTTACACCGCGCCGAATCCAAAGCCCTGTGTTGCGTGCCCATACTGTGTTAGGTTGGACAAACTCGTTACCTAAAGTTCCTTCGCCGAACGGGCTGAGCGCACTTGGAGTCCACCCTGCAACCGGAACAACCTCGGTTGCAGGGTCAACGGGCACCGTGTTGGCAACCGTTTGGTATTCCCAGATCGACTCAATTGCAACCAGCGACATTATGCCCCGCCTCTCCCCATGATACCGGAGCGCCCGATAACGTTCACTAAGATGTCTTCACCTTCCGGACTGCTAAGGAAGTCCCCAACCATAGCGGGATCGATAACGTTGATAATGCGCTGGTTTACCTGCGGCGCTGCACCACTCCCGCCCATACCCGCATTCGCTGCGGCAGTACCCTTGCGTACCTGCGTAGGGGTTTGCACGCTTACGCGCTCACCGGGGCTTGCCCGCATTGCTACCATTTGGCTGTCGACCCCACCCGTACCCGGTACCACAAAAGATCCCCCGGTCGCGAAGTTGGTATTCTGCGAAAGGATGCTCGCGATGTTTGCAGCAGTTGTTGCACCGATAGCAGCAGCGATCGCGTAGTTCATTGGCGGCGGGTGGCTAGCAAGCGCCTTCTGGATTGCGAGGTAACCGTCGATGGTTGCTTGGGTCACAGCCGCAGCTTTACCGATAGCTGCAACCGTGCGGTTACCACTCCTTGACAGCTTGGACAGCTCACCAAAAAAAGCCTTCTGGCTGCTGAGCCTCTGCTCAATGTATTGCAAGTCAATTTGCGCCATTGCTTGGCGGGCGGTCTGCTCGCTAATGAGGTCAGCTTGACGCAGCATATTGATTTGTTCGTACATCACGCGGAACTGTTCAATTCGCATGTTCATGAGCTCTTGCGTCCCTTCAAAAAGGTCCTCGCTCAGCAAGCCCGTATTGATTACCTGCCCGAGCGCGTCCCCTGCGGTAATAGCGCCGCTGGAAAGCAGGGTTGCAGCGGCGCTAAGCTGGTCAATGAACTCCTGCCGCTTGCCCACTGTGTCGTCCAGGATCTGCTTTTGGCGCTCAAGCTGGTCGTTCATGTCCGACACACCCTTTGCAGCCCCGCCAGCAGCTGTACCAGCGCCGTCCATTGCACCCGCCGCACCTCCCGAACCGCCCCCAAGCGAACCCGCCAGTAGGTCCGCAGCGGCAGCACCTTCGGTTGTGGTAGCAGTCACTTCTTTCATATTTGCAATAAAGACGTCTTTCAGCTTACTCCCCGCACCCGCCACAGCATCGCCAAAAGCCCCGACGTAGTCAATCTGAGCGCTGTTGAAGGCGCCTGCGATAGCGGTGCGGGATTCGTTGACGGCTGCGGTCAAGCCTTCGGTTTGAATCTTTGCGCCCTCGAGGTCCAAACTGTTCACGATCCCGAAGTAAGTATCCTTGCCGGCGGTGTCGCTTACACCGGGCAAGCCCTCAGCCAGCTTTGCGATCACCGCAATAGCGAACGCAACCTTCTTGACAATGTTGTTCACACCGTCAAGAACCGCATTGTACGCCAGCGCCATTGCAAGGCGGAACGCAGCGGGGATCCCATCGGTAATAATCGGGCTCACAGAACGAACCAAGCCAAAGAACAACCCAATGGCTGAGTTAATGAAGTTCTTGATGAACCCAAGCACCGAGAACATCGTCTCCGACCAGTCGCTAATAAATCCACTCAACCACTCCCGCACCACTGCAAAGAACGGACTAACGGCGGCAAGCATGGTGTTGAACGCTGCCCGCACAACGCCAACCACAGCCGTCACAACGTCCACCACCGTTGCGATGGCAGCTTTAACGACCTGCCACACCGTAGCGGTCTGGCCTGCGATGGTGAGTTGTGTGTCCCCGAACACTGCCAGCGCAACGGTAGCGGCAGCGATACCCACAGCTATCGCCCCAATCGGGTTTGCAAGCATTGCCGCAGTCATAGCTAGAATGGCTGGGATAACGGAACCGACAAGGATGATTGCCAGGGCCGCCGCACTTGCTGCAAACACCTCGAAATTCTCTGCAATGAACAGGATAGTGTTCGCAAAGATCTCGCCTACGGCGGTGCCCTCGTTGAATTCGCGAACGAAGTTGAGTGCTTCATTCTGGAGCACCTGGAACGCACCTGCTACCGTGGGCGCGATCTTAGCGAACTCAGCTTCGAGGCTAGCTTCTGCCTCGGACATAGCGGCGATGACGGTCTCGGCGGAGATCTTCCCGTCTTGTGCCATCTCACGCAGCTCGCCCCGCGTGACCCCAAGC